CAAAACTCGACGAAAAAACCTTGCGCTGGCAAGCAAAAAACCAGTGGTTCGGGTCTCCGGGGTACGAAGAAATGACGGCCTTTGCACTAGGGCTGCACCAAAAACTAGTTGCTACCGGGGTAGATCCCCGCTCAGACGAATATTTCGATCGTGTCGACGGTCGCCTAAAACAGGTATTCCCAGAAGTCTTTAGTGACTCAAGGAGCCCTGAACCGGTTAAGGCTGAGCCGACTAAAAAACCTGCGAATGTTGTGGCTCCTGCCACCCGTTCTTCGGGTGCCAAGAAAGTAATTAAGTTAACTACTACGCAAGCACGTCTTGCAGAGAAGTATGGCTTATCCCACAAACAATATGCTCAGGAAATTTTAAAATTGGAGGCTCAAAATGGCTAATAACCGCACACCCCGTGAACAAGAAACACGCGAAAAAACAGAAACTAGGTACGTTTATCGTCCACCTAGCACTCTGCCAGAACCTAACCCAGACCCAGACTACGAATTCCACTGGGTAGCAACTTCAATTGCTGGACAAGAGAACGCCACAAACGTATCTCAAAAGTTCCGCGATAAGTGGGTGCCGTGTAAAGCAGAGGACTATCCTGAATTGCAGATTTCTGGCAACAAGGATGGGAATGTTGAAGTTGGTGGCTTGCTGTTATGCAAGAAACCAAAAGAACTGGCTGAAGCCCGTAGACAATATTTTGATGACAAAGCTCAAAAACAAATGGAGTCTGTGGACAATAGCTTTTTACGTAACAATGACGCTCGTATGCCTTTATTTGCTGACCGCAAGAGTACAACAACTAAGGGACGCGGGTTTGGTAATGGAAATTCTTAACTAGGAGATTTAAATGGCTTATCCAACCGTTTCTGCTCCCTATGGCTTAACACCAATCAACAGCGTGGATGGCAAACCCTACGCTGGTGCAACCCGTCAATTGCCGATCGCTAGTACTTATAACACTGCGATTTTTAACGGTGATATTGTTCGTGTAGCTGCAGGCGGCACAATTGAAAAATCGACTGTAACTGTTGACTCTACTACAGCAGCCGCAAATAACACTTATGGTGTGTTTATGGGTGTTCAGTACATCAACGCTCAAGGTCAAACCGTTCAAGCTCAGTACTACCCCGGTAATGCTGCTGCTTCTAACGCTGTTGCCTACGTAGTTGACGATCCTATGGCTGCTTTCAAAGTAGCAGTAACTTTCAGTGGCAATGCTACTGTAACTACTGTTAATCAAAGCATCATTGGCACCAACATGTCTGTACGTCAAGGTACTGGTAGCACCATCACTGGTGACTCCGCTGTTTCTGTCTATGCAACTAATGCACAAGGTAACGCTGCTGCATTGCCAGTTCGTGTAGTTGAAGTAGTTCCTGCGACTGCAACCGGTGCTAACGCCTTCACTGAAGTTGTTGTGAAGTTGAATAACCCACAAATCCTCCGTGCTGCTGCACTGGATTACACAGCATAAGGAGCTTAAAAAATGGCTATTTCTCGTGCACAACTACTAAAAGAGTTGCTCCCTGGCCTCAATGCCTTGTTCGGTTTAGAGTACAAGCGTTACGGCGAAGAGCACAAAGAGATCTACGAAACTGAGAAATCAGAGCGTAGCTTCGAAGAAGAAACCAAGTTGTCTGGCTTCAGTGCCGCTCCCGTCAAGAACGAGGGCAGCGCGATTGCTTATGACAACGCGCAGGAAGCATTTACTGCTCGCTATAACCATGAAACCATCGCTTTAGGTTTCTCGATCACCGAAGAGGCGATTGAAGATAACTTGTATGACAGCCTATCTGGTCGTTATACCAAAGCATTAGCTCGTGCCATGGCTTATACCAAGCAAGTTAAAGCTGCTTCTGTATTGAACAACGGCTTTACCAACTCCAGCCAGTACTACGGCGGCGACGGTGTACCCCTGTTCTCTACTGCACATCCTTTGGTTTCTGGCGGTACTAACAGCAACCGTCCTACCACTGGCGCTGACTTGAATGAGACTTCGTTGGAAAACGCAGTTATTCAGATTAGCTTGTGGAC